GCGCAAGCAAAATAGAAAAGTTGCTATCTGATTATTTATAAGGACTCCACATAGTAAGGGCAGAGAAACGAAATGTGTTAAGTTAGGTAGAGAGAGGGAGGTGGTATCGTGTTGAGATAGTGAGAGTTAGAGGGGGTTTGAGGATTTTAGCCGGAAGAAACGAAATGTGACATTGCTTTACATTGGGTTAACATTTTGAGGGGCATTTGAACGGAGTTTTCAATAATTGTTTTACATTTGTACCCGAGGGGCTGACATTAAGGCCCATCATAGTAGCTTGAGCGTCATTTGAGGCCTGTAGAAGCCTTATTTGACGCTCTTATTGTATCTGGCCACCAAGTGTTCAATCGGCGCTCAAAAGGTCTTCAAATGCTATAAAAGATACCACTTATAGGCGATAGTCAAAGGTCTCAATTGAAAGCACAAATAATCATTAGACATGCGGTTAAACTTTCATTTAAACTTGCAAAAAGACAATCGTTAAAAACCAATTGTGTTGATAAGACTTACATTAAGACTTTCAAATAGTGGAATAAAAGAACGGATATAGATGGGGATGTGGCTCAAAATTGACGAGAAATAGGCCAGAAATGCAGGTATAGTCACCCCTTATGACTATGTATTATGGACAAAAAACGCTCCCATAGGTGTATGAGAGCGCATTTTCAAACTATTTCGACGCGAAAAAAGTGTGTGCCGGTGATTATTCAATGACGATAGCTCCAAGAACGAGAGCTATCGCACAGATTTCATCTTCGTGAATTTGGAATGGCTTATATAGCGGGTTATCAGAGCAGCATGTGATAAATGCCGGATTACCAGGGTATTCTTCAACTCGTTTAATCAGGATACCTTGGGAACGAGTGCAGATAGCATATACCTTGTGCCACTGCCAGAAAGTTAAGCCCCTTATGAGTTTGCATGCTATAACATCGCCGCCATTGAACTTAGGAGACATGCTGTCACCTTTCACGCGGAGAAGAAAATCCGCATTCTTAAATTCCTGAACGATATAATAGTCTTCAATGCTCAGATCCTGGAATGACTCTGAACCGTAGCCTGCAAATGCGTCATAAGGTATGAGAGGGATAGCCTTTCTATTATATGGCGAAGAGTAGTGTGCAATAGGCAAGGTTAATTCATCAGCTCGGCATTTTACTTTAGCTTCATCCGAAGGATCTGTAAACATCGTTCCAGCGCCAGTCAAAAGCCATTGATAGCTAAATTCTGGGAAGACATTCAAAAACTGGCAATAATCAAAAGGCTTTTTGGGTAAGACCTTATTATTAGCGAAGTCATCTAGGTCTATATGACTCACACCTAGCGCAGAAGATGTTACTTGCAGTCCCAATAACTGGATAATAGTGGAAAGTCTGTTTGAAAGGTCTTCAATAGGATTAGTTGAGTTAGTGACTTTCATGTCACCATTACCCGTTAATATCCACGAACCGGAGTAGAGGGGATAATTTTCAACTATCTTCTCTACCCACTTTGACTGAATGTCAGTATTTGCCTGTATGGCCCTTGATAACACACCTTTACTCGCTCCTATCTTTTTTTCAAGGGCTCCAATTGTAATATTTTCTGATTTAGCCAGTAACGCTATTCTACCTAATAAACCTGCCATTTTATAAATTCAGTTGAAAATTATCCCTAAAAATGCTTGTTTGGTTGAAAATTATCCCTATATTTGCATCACAGTTGCAACAAAGTTAGAGAAAAATCAAAATAAACCTATAAATATGAGACGTTTTATTCCGATCAACCAGGTACAGCGCAAGGCACTCTGCGAGAAATTCAATGTCGACAGGTCACATGTCTGGCGTGCGCTCAATTTCGTGGGCGACTCAGAGGTCAATACCAACATCCGTAAGGAAGCCATCAAGATGGGAGCAAGACTTATGGAGGAAGATTTCGTTCCAAACTGCCATACCCAGCACAACAGCGAGTTCATCATACAGACCTTCCCTTGCGGTGTGGTCGTGAAGACCTCCAAGAATGACGGCAGGGCATCACTCCTGATAGAGAATGAGGTTGTGGCCACTTTCGAAGGCGTGACTCTCTCTTCATGGGGAAACATCCTCGACCGCGCCGAGCGCATTTCCAAAAAGAGGAGCATGAATATCTAGGTCCAGCCAGTTTAGTTCAACCGGAAAGAACGCCTTACGGAAATCCGGGTTCGAACCCCGGATCTGGCGCAAAAAGTCGATATGGAATATTTGGGAAACATAATAGTCGTGACAGTCGAAGATCTTACCAGATCTGACGATGGAGAAGCGGTGATGTCTCGCTCGAATTATGACACTCTCGCGCACAGAGATCGCATCAATGTCCTTCGTCCAGGTAAAGGTCTAGGTCACCCGGCACTGATCGAGTGGTCATCACTTCCGGAGCGCTTCAAGGAGAAGTTGCGTGCGAAGTATGGTGATCCAGAGACGGTGTTGAACAGAGGAAACGACATGCTGAAGATAGATGAGGCTGCACGCAGCTTCTTTGCCGAGTACCGCCTGCAGGACGGAAGCGCCCTCAAGAGCGACCATCAGATGGAATACACAATCAATGCGTCAGTTCTGACGCACATGCACAACTTGAAGAATCTTCAGAAGTCACGTCGTGCCATGAGCGGGAACACCACTCCCATCAACTGGAGCGCCATCATCAGCAGTTGTGAGAGCATGCGTGAACTGTATGGCCACACTCTTCCGAAGAATGCGGCACGTCTCCGTGCAAAGCTTCGTCAATTCGAGGCTGAAGGTTATGAGTGCCTCGTGAGCGGCAAACTCATGAACGGCAACTCTACCAAGATCACTGAGGCCGCCGGCCGTCAGATCATCGCATGGAAGCGCAGCCGTATCCCTGTCTATACGGTTCATCAGATATACGAGAAATTCAATTCTGAAGCACAGGAGAAGGGTTGGAAGCCGCTCAAGAGCATCAATACACTGGTGGAGTTTCTGGAGCGTCCGGAAGTGCTGGTCCAGTGGAAGGATACGGAACAGGGAGAGTTGAGCACGAAGAACCTGTTTACCCGCAAGTTCTCCACCATCATGCCGTCAGTGCGTGATGCCGTGTGGTATGGTGACGGAACTCGTCTCAATCTCTACTACAAGCAGTACACACCGAATGGATACAAGGCTGCATGCGTGCAGGTCTATGAGGTGGTCGACGCCTTCAGCGAGGCTCTCATCGGGTACAACATCAGTGACACCGAGAATTTCGAGTCGATGTATGAGGCCGTCCGCAATGCCATCGAGAGCACGAAATTCCTTCCTGTGGAGCTTGTCTTCGATAACCAGGGTGGTACGCGCAGGGCCGACGCCCAGCTGTGGCTCAGCAAGGTGGCCACATGTTCACGTCCGACGGCTCCGAACAACCCGACATCGAAGAGCATCGAGGCCATTTTCGGCAGATACCAGGCTGAGGTGCTTCATGAGTATTGGTACTTCACGGGCGGCAACATCACGGCCAAGTCAGACCGCTCCCGCTTCAATGCCGAATTCATAATGAGCAATGTGGACTCCCTTCCTACTAGAGAGGAATTGATGTCCATCTATGCCGAGTGCCGACGGAAGTGGAACGGCATGCGTCATCCGAAATATGACATGAGCAGGGCCGAGCTGTACGCGAGCAGTGTGAATCCGCAGTCTACGGCATTGACCGACACCCTCCGGAGGGAGATATTCTGGCTGACTTCCCGCGAGGAGTGCACTTACACCAATTCGGGGATCACAGTCACCATCAACAAGCAGAAGCACACTTTCGAGGTGCTTACTGCAGACGGTCTTCCTGATGTCCAGTTCCTTTCGGGCAATGCCGGCCGCAAGTTCATCATCCAGTATGATCCTCATGACCTGTCGGTGGTCAGACTTTGCACCAGGGACCAGTACGGGGACAAGTTCATCACCGAGGCCAGACCATATATCCGCAATCATCGCGCGATGATGGACCAGGAGGAGGGAGAGCGCAGCATCATCATCGCCATCGACAACCTGAACAAGAAGGAGAGGGTGCGTCGGCAGATGAACAACATGGCTCTTGAGCATGAGTTCGGTGTGGCACCGGAGCAGCATGGGCTTGAGACTCCGCGCCTGAAGGGCATCAGCAGCAAGGAGTATGAGAAATTTGCTGAGGAAATCCGCACGGAACAGCAGGCCAAGGTGCCGGGTGAGGTTCTTCCGGCTTCCATCGGTCAGCTGGAGAAGGAGCAGAGCAATTTCGATATACTGAGCATATATGACAGAATGTAAACTTCAAAATTATAGCTACTATGATTTCAAATGAACAGAAAGAGATGATCACTGCCAGGCTGCAGGAGTTCATCGCCCGTTATCCGTCACAAAACAAGGCCGTCAACGCTTTGAAAGGGACATCGGCCGCGACCGTATCGAGCATCATCAACCACAACTGGGACAAGATTTCGGATGCCATGTGGATGCGTATCGCTTCTCAGATCTCATCCGGGGACGCGTGGACGATCTGCGAGACTGCTGCTTACCAGAGTATTCAGATTCTCTTCGAGGATGCGCAGAGCGAGTCCAATGTGATGTGGGTCATCGCTCCGGCCGGAACCGGAAAGAGTACGGCGGCAAAGGAGTATGCCCGTAGCCACCGCAACGTGTTCCTGCTCCAGTGCTCGGAGGACATGCACAAGGTGGACTTCATCCGCGAGCTGGCTGCTCTCATCGGCATCAGCGCCCAGGGGCTTACCGTCCGTGAGACATTGGCCACAATCATCAAGGAGCTGTCGGTGAAGGACGCGCCTCTTTTGATTTTCGATGAGGGTGACAAGCTTACTGACACCGTCCTTTATTACTACGTGTCGCTGTACAATGCGCTTGAGGACAAGTGCGGAATGGTATTCCTCTCAACCAACTACATGCAGGAGCGTCTCCGCAAGGGGGTGATGCGCGGAAAGAAGGGATATGATGAGTTGGATTCGCGCCTGTGCCGTCGCTTCATTTCTCTCCAGCCGGTGAATACCACGGAGGTGATAGCCATCTGCAGGGCGAACGGGCTCAATGACGAGACTGCCATCAGTTCCGTCTGCCAGGAGGCTGCAGAGTGTGCAAATGACTTGCGCAGAGTGAAGAGAAGCATCCACAAGCAGTTGAAGAAGCTGTCTTTGAAGATTCAGTAAACACCATTCAAACACCGTTCAATGGCAAAAAGAACTTTATCAGGATCCCAGGTGATGAGCATCCGCCACAAGACTGTCAGTCTGGGTGGCGAGTGGGCGAACTGCATCGGCGAGATGGACCGTCATGGCGTGGTGTTCATCTGGGGAAATTCCGGCAACGGAAAGAGCTCTGCAGTGGCAAGTCTCTGCAAGGAGATCGCCAAGTTCGGCAAGGTGCTCTATGTGTCTCTGGAGGAGGGAACGTCGCTTTCGTTCCAGAATACCATCAGCCGTTTCGGACTGGATGAGTGCGGGGCAAGGTTCCAGGTTCTTGAGAGTGCCTCTGTCGATGACTTGGACGAGAGGCTGAGCAGGCCGAAGTCTCCGGAGTTCATTGTCATTGACTCATTCCAGTACCTGCAGATAAGCTACAAGCGCTATATCGCATTCAAGGAGGCGCACAGGAACAAGCTTCTCATCTTCGTTTCCCATGCTGACGGGAAACAGCCTGCCGGCCGGGCCGCCAGAAGCGTCAAGTACGATGCGATGCTGAAGATTTGGGTGGAGGGCTACAAGGCGTTTTCGAAGGGGCGTTTTATCGGGCGTACAGGAGAGGCTGTCATCTGGCAGAAGGGTGCGGATGAGTATTGGGGTATAAATGAAATCAACAATAACACAAAGGCTTATGAAGAAGAATAATCCTAGTCCGTGGCAGATCACGAGGTGGCTGCTCAGACGATGCTGGTTCTGTGCTTTTTTCAAGCACGTAATTCACGACAGCAGTACATCATTCATGCAGAAGGCTAGACGTCTGCTGGGGTATGAGGGGGATGATACCGTGCAGGGGGCATTCATGTTCGACAAGACTGTCGAGGGGGCTAATTTCTGGAACGTTATGAACGATTCATTCATTGACTGGTATTATGGAAATGGCAAAGAACAGTAAAGAAGGATACGGACGGTTCTATGCGCTGCTGCGCAACCATCCGCTGGCGGACAAGAACGAACTTGTCATGACTTATACGGGAGGCCGCACGACACACCTCCATGAAATGAAGCCTTACGAGTACAAGGAGATGTGTGCGGCGCTTGACAGTACGGATGTCTCGGCCCAGAGATTACAGCTGAAGAAGGCACGCAGTGCGGTGCTTCTGCGTCTCGGGAGACTGGGCATCAATACGGTGGACAACTGGGACGAAATCAATGCCTTCTGCCTTTCACCGAAGATTGCGGGCAAAGAGTTCAGAAATCTCTCTCTAGCCGAGCTGCAGGCCCTGGTTCCGAAGCTGCAGAGCATCATACGCAAGGGCGGTCTCAGGCAGTTGAATCCGGAGGAGACCAGGCAGCCGGAACAGACCAGGAAGGCGGATTCAAAAGTGAAGACTCAGATAATCTTGTCTGTGCCAATAAGTACAATTCATTCATAATTTATCTATCATGGGAAAAAATTCAGTAACATTCGGAAAAGAAACAGTAACAGTTAGCGTCGACATGACAGCGGAAATGAAGGCGGCTTTCGAGGAGTTCAAGAAAGAAAAGCTGCGCAAGGAGCAACAGGCTCTGGCCAAGGAGATGAGGAAAGAATACACTTCGCTCGTAGATGAGGAGATTGCGCACACCATTCCTGAACTCATAAAGCTCTCCGGTGAAATAACTGCTCTCAAGACGAGGATTTACGGGAATTTCAAGGCTGTCCTGGACATGAAGAGCGAACTCTTTCGACTGAACAAGGGAAAGGAGATCGATGTCAAGTCCAATACCTTCACCAACACCGAAGGCACCATGCGAATCACACTGGGCGCTTATCTTCTGGACAACTATCTGGATACTGCAGAGGACGGGGTGGCAATCGTCAAGGAGTATATCTCTTCGCTTGCGAAGGATGATGAGAGTCAGGCATTGGTGAACATGGTCCTGAAGCTTCTAGCCAAGGATGCGAAGGGAACGCTCAAGGCTCAGCGCATCATCCAGCTGAGGAAGATAGCCAACGATTCCGGCAACGAGCGTTTCATCGAGGGTGTCCGGATCATCGAGGAGGCTTACAACCCTATCCCGTCGAAGACGTTCGTCACGGCCCAGATCAAGGATGAGACTGGGGCATGGAAGAATATCGCTCTTGGAATGACGGAGGCTTAGCATGGGATGGAGGACGGCAATCGACGCATTCGCTGAGCGGCTCAGGGATGCGGTTTCTGAAGACCAGTGCAGGCCTGATGACCAGAGGGCTGACCCGACAGCGACAGCGGTATTTGACGGGGACAGGTTCATCGTGGTAAGCGGCTCGGCCCATCAGATGAAGGAGAGCTTCAAGAAGCTCCTGAGGGAGCGCCCGGAAATGCTTTCAGTAATACAAGAGGCAATCAAGGAAAGTTTCATTTTTGCAGAACACTAATGGCACGTAGACGTCGCGGATTAAGTTATCAGAAAAGGGTCAAGGATGTGAATGACATCTATGACAGTCAGGCAAAGCTGGGTCTCTCCAACAGGGAGATCTGGCTTCGCCACATTTATCCGAAGTATGGTATTTCGGAGAGGACTTTCTATAACTTGCTCAACGCGTCGTTGAATCCGGAGAAGCAGATTCAAGTGGAAGAATTGACATTGTTTGACTATGAGCAGCACTGACATGATAATGCGCCAGATCCTGAGGGACATCAGGGTGGAGCTGGCAGATGAGTTCGACCGGAATTTCGAACGGCAGTCGTTCTTTTCCGAGGCTTGGGCCCGTCATAAGACACCGATGAGGAATGGCGGCCACATACTTGTGAAGACCGGACAGCTCAGGCGCAGCATCCGGGCGACGGTGGAGGACAAGTCCATCACTTTCAGTTCGGATCTCATTTATGCGGGGATTCATAATGATGGCGGAAACATAAGGGTGACGGAGAAGATGAAGCGGTACTTCTGGGCGCGATACTATGAGGCGACGGGAGGCTTCAGAAGACTGAAGAACGGGAGCCTGTCCAGGAGCAAAAGACAGGTGGCGCTTTCTACGGAGGCGGAGTTCTGGAAGCACATGGCCCTGATGAAGGTGGGGTCTGAGGTGGAAATTCCGAGGCGCAGGTTCATAGGCACGTCGCCGGAGCTTGAGAACAATGTCAAAGAAATCATTCAGAAGAACCTTGAGCAGTTCTTCGCAGAACAGGTAGATAAAATCAAGAACAATCATGAATAGGGATTTAGTTTTGAAGATGGCAGAGGCCATCAGAAGCATAAAGGATGAGAACGGTGAACCACGCATCAAACACATTGACCTGTGGAACAGGCAGGTGGAGTTCCTGGATCAGGAGTTGCCGTTTCCAAGGCCGGCAGTGTTTTTCGAATTCGGGGAGACGGTGTGGGAGCCTCTTTCCTCCAGGGCCGGTCTTTCGTATCGTGGGAAGTGTCCGGTGGCATTGCATATCGTTACCGACTGGAGCGGGCTTGTGGGGATAAATGAGGAGCAGCTGAAGGGCCTTGAACTTCCTGACCTTCTTGCCGAGGCTCTTGAGGGACTGAGAGGTGAGAGTTTCGACAGTTTCCACCGCTATAGCTCAGTGCCGAATCATGATCATGACGAGATCGTCGAGACGATTGAGAGGTACAGCGTTAAAGTCTCAAAGGGATGAAGGAGAAGGATGAGGAGCAGTGCTGTTACTGCATATGGTTGTTAGAAACCGAAGAACATGAGATGTGCGGGCATCCTTGCCATCTTCAGCCTGTCTGCTGTACGGATCTCGCATGTGGGGATTTCGAAACGGAGTGAAACAAGCCCGGTCACTGTGTGTGGCCGGGCTTGTTTTTCAAATCATTCGTTAGGCATCTGAGTGCCGATGGCTATCAGTGTCAGTGCAAGGAGGAAGGATGTCTTTTCTTCCTTGAAGTCTTCAGGGTCGATTTCGACAATTGCTGACTCTTTTATCCTTTGCACGGCGGCATCTACAGTTTCGCAGTCTTTTTCACCGAGTCCCATTTTGATGACTGTTGAAGTGCCTTCAATCATATGATCATCAAGGGGAATAACGATTTTTACCATAAAAGTGTTGTTTGTTAAAAATAATTGTTATATTTGCGATGAGGCTGGGTCCGGAAGAAACTCCGGATTAAGCACGCCCCGGAGTCGTTTTTCAGCGGCTCCATTTTTTTTACAGTTCCCTCAGCCTCATGTCATCGTTGAAGTAGAAGTATATTTTTCCTTCAGACCCGTATTTTCTACGGGCTTCAGTCAGCCTTTCGTAGATTGCGCTTTCGTGTGAAGGAAGGCAGAATATCACGATCTCTGCACCTTGTCCTCTCAAGGCATGTCGTGTCGATTTCGGAATATTTGAGCCGTTTCCTTCTATTTTCTTCAGATCTGCAGGTACATTGTCGAAATAGATGTCAAAGGTGCCGGCGGTCCTGTTGTTTTCGCTCAATAATTGGACGCAATGTCCCATTCCTGCCAGGTCCTCACACATTTTGAGTTCCTTGTCATACTTGGCGATTTCATTCGGGTGAGCACGTTCTGATGGTTTACGGTCTTTTTCGACTACCACATATCCGTTCTTTGTCAGGAGATGACGAATCCACTGCTCTGACGAGAAGCCCTCATATTCATTTGTGATTTCAGACCTTTCCATCAGTATGCTGCGGACTTCACGGCAGGCGTCACACAATTGGTTGGCAGGAATTCCTGCAGCAAGATTGATGTCGGAGAGCGGACAGTTCTTGCATTTGCTGATGGTATATGGGTTATAGTCAGGGAAGGTCCGCTGTTCCTTGCCGGAGTTAAATGCGAACATCTTGCGGGCTTTGGCGTCCGGTATGGCTTCGAGAGCTCTACGTGCCGCTTCGTCGTGGTCTGTCTGGCCGTATTTGTTCTTCAGGACCTGCACGACGGTACAGCGGCAGTTCCATCCGTTCGGCGGATAGTATTCATCCCAGAATGAATCGTCTGCAGGCAGTGTCACTCCGTGCAGGCTCGCATGCTCCGGACGGACTTTATCATCCATCATCGTGCGATACTGGAGATAATATTCATCTCCGTCCTCTGCGAATCCGTCCCATTTTGCGGCCATTTCGGCTGATGCCTGTGCGAAGTTGTATTCAGCATTCAGATAGTGGCGGTTGTAGGTGCTGTCGATTCTTTGAACGTCGTTCAAAAACTGTTCGAACGGCTTTCTGTTGCCGTTTTCGTCCAGCAGTGACGGGAATGCCTCATTGAGTTCATGGAATGTCTTCATGCCGGAGAACATCCAGTCGGAGTTCTGCAGCCGAGTCCTCATATTGTCTGACATGTCTGCCTGGCTGAAGGCTGAGTCCAAGATGTCGGCATGTGTATCTATGAAGGATGACACTTCCGGCTCTTCCAGGATCTCGATGCGCAGACTGGCGCCTTTCTCCTTGTACAGGGCTGACATCATGCCGGAGAATTTCTTCTTCAGTTCGCTGATCTGATCCTCCTTGATGGCGTCGTTCTTCACTGCAAGTTCCTGATGCCGGCCGAGAATATGCTGATATCTTCGGTGCAGCCCCTCGTAGTCGGAGGGGCTCAGTCGAAAAAACCTCCGAAGGCGTTGTTCTGAGGTTTGTTTTCACCTTTCGGCTGCTCTGTCGGAACAAGTGATATGCTCCTGCGTTCTCCCGCCGGTATGCCGTACTTGTCTTCGAAATAGCTGCCGTCCACCTCGTAATTCTCAACGACAAGCCGCTCTGCCGCAATTTGCTGTTCAGGCGTATAGGAGACAGTGTCGTCCCACTCGAAGCTGAGACCCTTTACAGGGAATCCGTGTTTCTCCATGCGAGGGAGAAGCTGATTGTTTATCACGTCGCGCAAGCTGTCGCAGTGGGCCTCGATGAGATGCTTGAGGACATCCTGATGGGTCTGCGACTGGGATAGTGAACTTCCGTCATCGATGGTCATGGTCTGATGGAGGATAATCTTCGACAGTTCGGAATTGGCGCGTTCGATGCGCTTGTCATAGACGTTGTAGCTGTCGCTCTTGTTGCTCTCCACCAGCTTGATGTCGGTGCTGTCATCGAAGACGCCCCAGGCTTTGGCGCCCATATTCTCCATCATGCTGGCGATGTTCTTTCTGGCCTTGTCATCACGTGCTGCAGTAGTGGCAATTCGTATAGGGATGCCGAACATTTCCGCAAAGGTGTCCCAGAATACGCCTGCATATTTTTTCGAGATGGTGTGGAGCGCAGCTTTCTCGAAAAGGCCGAGCCTGTCAGGCTTGCCTACCTCGATAAGCCATTCTGTGTAAGGTGATTCGCGGAATGGTATGCCATTGGTCCAGTCGTCTCCGGGCTCGCGGGTCACTACGCCTTTTTCGGGCACAACGTGCTTGCGAGGAATCAGTTTCACCCCGTCGTATGTCATGCGTCCGTTGATGTCCGTGGACACGTCTCCCAGTTCTATGAGGGAATGTCCCCAGTAGGTGGCTTCGAGCGCATAGTCCAGAAGATCCTTGAACCACACTCTGTCGAACAGCTTGACCGCGTCTTCATCGGTTTCCCCATTCTCCTTCACGAGTTTGAAAGCACGGGCCTTCACATAGTCATTGACCTGACCGATGGTACCTGTGACATGGCCGTCAAGCTCGACGTCAGCATAGACGTCGTACAGGCGGCAGCGGTTGGGGTGCTCTACGTTTCGTGCCATCTGGCAGGCCATTCTCCAGTTGCTCAAGTCATGTTCGGAGAGACGGTCCGTCTCCCGCTGGAGATCGATGACTACTTTCTTCAGGCGCTTGCGGTCACGGGGATCCGCGAGGTTGAAATCTCCGAACTGGTCGGAATGGAGCTTCTTCGCTCCTGAATATCGTGAGCCGAGGTCTATCATGACCTGGGCGAGTTTCTGCTTGATGTTCATATTACCATACGTTTTTAAGCGGGCGGTTCGAGCCGCAGTATACCGGCGTGGAGACATTGCCCTGTTCATCCACTTTCAGAGGCAGGTCCGGAACTATCTTTCCACCTTGGACATCTTCCAGCCACTGGATTGCCCGGTCATACCTCTCCTTTCTGATGTCCATGCCCATCTTCTGAGGAATGGAGGATGTGAGGTGGTACAGTGTCACGTCGCAGGTGATCATCACGAGGTGCGGGTTCCTGTCCTTGCCTTCTGATGAGAAGATGGCTTGAGTGTCGTATTTCGGGCGGAGATAGCCGCTGATTTCCTCAATGGCTTCGCTTTCGGCCCGCTGTCGGTTCGCATCGTCTGTCTGCGTCGTGACGTTCAATGCCGTGGCACCGATAACCACTTTGTAGTCTTCGGGTGTGAGAAACATAACGCATTATTTAGTGACGTAAAGTGCTCTGGCGAGTATGCTCTGAATGGTGACGCCTCTCTTGAACCTGCCCTCATGGACGAGTTTCTTGATGGTCTGCTTCGGTACGACTTTCAGTTTGCCGTTAAGCATGATCACAAGATATCTGACACCGAAGTCTTCCGCCATTTTGTCGGCTTTGCGTTTTGCCCTTTTGAATCTGATGGCCCAGATAATTGTCATGATCTTTCTCATTACCATTTGTTTTTAGGAGATGGACGGTTGCCCATCATCGGTTTGAAATTACTTTCCCTTGACATGCGCTGGAGTTTCCAGATTGCCCCTTCGTCGGCATCAGGAGCATCGTCGTGTGCCGAGCTTCCTTTTTCCAGGGCAAGTGTCTGGTCGATGCCGTTGCGCATGTCAGGGCTGTCTTTCTCGGCTTCATTATAGAAGACAAAGCCGCGCTCCCAAAGAGGAGTTATGTTCGTGATGCGCTCGAGTTTGTCCGGTTTCTTGCGATAGTCTCCCGCGATCGGCAGCTGATAGCCTCTGTTGTTGCCTTCGGCGGTGAATTCGTCGAGGAGTGTGTCCTGAATGAAGTTCGCCTCCATGAACCAGCCTACCTTGGCGGCATCTTCACCTAGACGCTCATACAGGTCATAGCACCACCGGACCATGGCGCTCAATGTGTCCTGTCGTACCCAACATGTGATGAGATGCAATTCGGTTCCTATCTTTCCCCAGAGACGGCATGCCTTATAGTCGTTGGTGGTCTTCGGCTTCAGCGACGGGTCGATGTAAAGGACCATCGCATCGTATGCGGACAGTTTCGGGAGTTTCTTATATCGGATCCATTCATGCTTGAAGATTTTACCGGCCACGATAGGATTGTGCATGAACTCTTTGTTCCACGCGAAATAGCCCATGAAAGCCGCAGCATCAGCCGCTTCTTCACGTGTCCACTTCTCTTTCCATACCGGATTGCCGTCCTTGTCCACGGCGTTCACCTGACTTACCTTCACGCCCTTGGTCTCGCACATCTTTGCGAGTACGCTGTTCTTGCTGATCAGGTTGCCTACCATGATGAAGCGCCCGCGTCCGAGGTCGAGAGCTCCGAAAAGTGCGGACTTCACCCAGTCATACATGTCCTCTACTCGTGACGGATTCCTGCTGAGCTCATCGTCATCAAGGTCGTCGATGACGATGTAGTCCGGTCTCCGTTCCATATATCGGAGTCCTCGCGGCGATTGTCCGCGTCCGATGGCCTTGAAGCAGCAGCCGTCCTGTGTCACGAAACTTCCGTCAGTCCATTCGCCAAGACTCTTCTGCTGTCCGAAGTCGTTAATATAACGTTGGTTGAACTCAAGTTCCGCCTGAATCGATGACAGCAGTTCCTTCGCTGCATCTTCAGACTTGCCGACGATGACTTCGAAGTGGATTTTTCCCTTCGGCTTCAGGAACAGTGGAATGAACGTGTCAAGATGCACGGATTTGCCGTGAGCACGCGGCCACTTGAACACACCTTTGAAATTGGAGTCCTGCTCAAGGCAGGACGCGGCGTCATTATGAAATTTGGCATTGTGTATGACGCGTGATTCCCCGGTCTCAGGGTTGGTGCGGGTGAGATAGTGAGGGAAATAGTATTCGCAGAACTGGTCATAGTGGGCGAGAAGCCTTCTGATTCGCTTGCGCTTGTCCTCCGTCGATTCATGGACGGCAATGTCGATGTCGGTAGAAGTCTGCACTTTCTTGCAGTGCTCCCTCCACCTCTCAATGGCATCACGTATCTCTGTCTGTGTTGCCATGGCCGTTATTTGTTTATCTGCTCAAGGATGAACGTGTCCTGCAGCCTGTTGATGGTCTTGCGAAGCTCCGGAGTGATTTCGTCATCTGTCTGGGCTCGATATTCCAGCCATTTGCTGAATGCCATGAACACGTCGATGGTATCGACGACGGTGGTCTGCTTGTCCAGCTTCTGAATGACGCTTGAAAGTTTGCTGAGTTTGTCGCCCAGGCCTGCTATCATCGTCGGGTCATTGCTGTCATTGACCTGGCAGATGAGTTTGTCTATGGCGAGGAGCAATTTGTTCACGAGCTCCGGACGTGTGATGTTTCTGGCCGCTCTGATTTCCTGCCATCCGTCCTCCTTGCACCACTTGCCGACAGTCTGGCGTGTGACGCCTATCTTGTCAGCAAGATCCTGTATGGAGTACCCGGACACATAGAGGTCTTTGGCGAGCGCTCTCTTTTTTTCTTTTTCCAATGATTTTGACATACGCGTACTGTTTAAAAAGTCGGTCAAAGATGGGATATAATGGCTGTCATTTCAAATAGTTATGAAATGGTTGCATACATCTGTGCAATGCTTTCATACATTTTTGCATGGCGGCGAAAAACCCCCTATTGTTGCAGAAAAATTCACGAAAGATGAGAGTCAGATTGTCAAATCATTCATTGAACTCCTACGGATTCTGGGTGCTCACATCCGGAATCTCGCTGGAGCGTTATAATCAGAATCCCGTGTTGCTGTACATGCATCAGAGGGGTGAAGTCATAGGGACTGTCGAGGACATCAAGGTCGAAGGTGAGGAACTTACCGGAGAACTGAAGTTCGATGAGGCGTCGGAACTGTCCAAGAGAGTCAAGAAACAGTTTGAATGCGGGAGCCTCCGCATGGTTTCCATCGGATTCACTATCGTCGAGACATCTGAAGACGACACGATGCTCGTTCAGGGACAGACACGTCCTACGGTGACAAAGTGTGAACTCTTCGAGGTGTCCGTAGTCGATATCGGGGCCAATCCGGATGCGGTCCGTCTCTATGGCAGGGACGGCCAGTTGATAACACTGTCAGATGGTGGGGAATCTCCGCTTCCCCTTCTTAATAACAAATTTAAAAGAGAAAAAAACATGGAGTTTTTGAAACAAGTCGCCCAAAGACTGGGCATGCCTGAGACCGCCACCGAGGCGGAGATCCTGGCAAAACTCGCTTCCGTCAGCACCGATTCGGCAGAGCTTGCCGCTCTTCGCAAACAGGTGGACGAAATGAAGCTTACCGCTATCACGGCTGCAGTGGATTCTGCAATCTCAGAGAAGCGTCTTGCTGCAGATAAGAAAGACCAGTTCATAGAATTGGGCAAGAAGATCGGTCTCGATGATCTTAACGCCACATTGGGTGCCATGCAGCCGGCATCAAAGATATCAGAGCTGATTCACGATGGCGGACCGGACAAAGGTCAGTGGACCAAGTTGTCTGAAGTTCCTGAAGACAAGATCATGGAACTCCGAAGCAACAATCCGCAGGAATACTGCAGACTCTATAAGGCAGAGTATGGCGTAGAGTGCAATCTTTAACAATCAATAATCATAACAATATGAAAACAATCCTTTCAATTATCATGGCAATCCTGTTCAACTGTGCAGCAGGAGCCACTGTAGGCGCGGCAGCGGGATTCGATCCCGTCATTGGCGCCCTGGGCATGAACGCCGTCGGTGCGATTGCCGGTTTCTTCCCTATGCCTGATGGACTTCGCGCAGGTGTTCTTGTCGAGCTGTGGACAGGCGAGCTCATCAAGGCTCTTCGTTCCGGTCTGGAGGGTTCGTGGCTTGACGGTATTCCAGATGCGACAAGCGCTGTCGAGGCAGATGTGATTCATCTGGTAAATGTCGGCGTGGACCCGGATGTCTTGGTGAACAATACGACTTATCCTATCGACATACAGACCCTCGGAGATAATGATGTGTCCATCTCGCTTGACAAGTTCCAGACGAAAGTCACCCCAATCACTGATGATGAGTTGTATGCTTGCAGTTACGACAAGATGTCTCGTGTCAAAGAGTCTCATAGCAATGCTATCACTGACAGCAAATTCGCCAAGGCAGCGCATTCCATCTGTTGCAAGAAGGCGAAGATTGTCAAGACTACAGGTGAAGCTGACGCCAATAAGCGCAAGAAATTTACGATTGCAGACCTCATAAGTCTCAAAAAGGCGATGGACGTGCAGCTAGTTCCTGCAGAGGGAAGACGTTTGGTCCTCTGTGCGGATCATGTCAATGACCTGCTCGAAGTCTCAGAGAGCTTTACCCGTCAGTATAATCTTGATACGGTCAATGGCCGCGTCGCACGACTCATGGGCTTCGATATTTACGAATATGCAAACACGCCTGTATATACCGCGGCTGGCGAGAAACAGGCTCTTGGAGAAGTCCCTGGCGCTGACAAGTTCCATTGTTCGTTTGCTTTCTACGTAAAGAGAGTGTTCAAGGCAACAGGCTCGACCAAGATGTATTACTCGGATGCTGCTCAGGATCCACAGAACCAGCGCAATCTCATCAACTTCCGTCATTACTTCATTGCGATGCCGAAGAAGGAAGATGCAATGGCTGTGCTTATCAGCGACAAGGCTGCCGCGTAGTCAGGCTTATGCGTAATAAATTATCATATCTGGTACTCCATTGTACCGCTACGCCTGAAGGCCGTGAGGTGAAGTCTGAAGAGATTCGCCACTGGCACACTGACCCGGTAAGCAAGGGTGGTCGTGGATGGAAGCAGGTGGGGTACACAGATATGATTCATCTTGACGGGTCCGTGGAGAGGCTCGTAGAGAACAATGAGGACGCGTATGTGGATGATTGGGAAATAACCAATGGAGCCAAGGGATATAATGGCATCAGCCGTCATGTCGTATATGTCGGAGGTCTGTCTAAAGATTGCAAAACGGCAAAGGACACGAGGACACCGGCGCAACTCAGGGCGATGAAGGAATATGTCCTGGACTTCCACAAGCGTTTTCCTCAGGTAAAGATCATAGGACACCGCGAAATTGCGGACAAGGACTGTCCGTCTTTTGACGTTCAGGAATGGCTCGCACAAATCGGTATAAAACAGTAATTCTTATGGATAACCTTGTAGAGTATCAGTGGCTGATAAATACGGTCATCGGAGTCGCCTCGACAATTGCGGGCTATCTGATAGGTCGCAGGAAGAAGGACAATGACTTTCTCAGCGAGCTGCAGTCTTCCATCGATATGCTCTCAAAAAAGAATGCGGAGCAGATGGATGTGATTCTCAAGCTTAGAGAGCAGGTCGTTACTCTTCGGGAGGAGAATCTCGATCTGCACAAGTCTCAAGAGCGCCTGTTGAAGGAGAACAAGCAGCTTAAGGATGAGGTGCTCCTGCTCCGCAAGGAAAACAAAGAGCAGTCTGAACGTATCGAGCAGTTGCGTGAACAGCTTCGCGGAGTCAAAACAATCACCAAATCGAAACAATGAAATCATATCCTCTCATAATTCTTTCTTTTTCAATCGTCGCCGCTGGGTGCAGCCCTAAAGTATATCCCAGTCACAGCGTCGAGAACGTCAAGGAGGTACAGGACTCTGTTGTAGAGGTCATGAGGGACACTGTCTATTATGCGGAGCCGGACAGTACGATCCTTTCCCTTCTTCTGGAGTGTGATGAGAGAGGGCAGGCACAACTGCGTGAGATAAACCAGCTGCGTAATTCCCAGAGGGCGACAACTACAGTCAAGGCTGAACCAGGCAACCGGCTTACGGTCAAGACTACGGTCGATTCACTCGGAATCTACCTGAAGTTTAAAGAGCGCTATCATACTCATAAAGAGAAAGAGACGTCTGCAGTCAAAGATGTCAAAGTCATTAGAGAAGAGGTGAATGTGCTGCACTGGTGGCAGAAATTGATGATTTGGATCGGAGCATGCTCCCTCATCTGTCTGCTGCCCAGAATTATCAAAATCATAGCCCGCTTGTCAGGCTATAAGATTATTTAATAACCATTCAAACAGTATTCAAAATGAATAAAGATCCAAATAGCGTAAATGGAAGTGACCTCCTTTTCAGCATTGACGGCAAAGCCATCGGTCATGCTACAAATCACGAGGCGACTTTCAATACGGAGACCAAGACGGTCGGATTCAAACCGGCTGCATCAGAGCCCAAGTCGGCCGCCAACCTTTTCAAGAAGGTGACTGTAACGGGGCTTTCATGTCAGATCAAGTCTGACAGTCTCGTGGTATATGCTGAGGCAGAGTGCGGCATCAAAGAGATTCTCGCAAAGTGGAAAACCGGAGAGAGCGTCGAGGTGCATGGCTTTGAACGCGAAAGTGATGAGGCTCCTTACGTCTCAGGCCAGTTTATCATCAAATCTTGTGTGGTCAAGGCTCAGACCAATGAAGATGCGACTTTGTCAATCACGCTGGAGAATAATGGCGCAATCAATGTCGATGAGACCAAGATTGCAATAACAGCTGCGTAGTATGCTTAACATATCAATAAACGACGTGAAGTATCCATGTATGATGACAATCGGAGCTATGGTCCGATTTAAGGACATGACCGGAAAGGATGTCCAGGAGATGGATACCACAAGCATACTGGAATTGGCGCAGTTCATCTATTGTTGCGTGGTCAGCGCTTGCCATAGAGCCAAACAGGATTTCGATATGGACTTCGAAACTTTCATCGACTGTATCGACATGGGGCAGGTTCAAGAGTTTTATAAGGAGACTGAAGGAACTCAAAAAAAAACGATGGCGAGGCCGCAAGATTAGAGGATGTTCTAGCTGTTGGAATGGGGTGTATTGGTATGAGCCGAGATGACTTAGAATCATGCACCCCTTTTGAGTTTGAAGCCATCTATCATGGATGGTTTGAACGGGAGACAAGAATGCACCATGAGAGTTGGTATCAGACAAGATTCATGGTCACATGCATGCTGGCTCCGTTCTCAAGCAAAGAACTCCGGCCTGATGATATAGTCAGGTTTCCATGGGAAGAGAATCTGCATGAAGAAAAAGTTCGAAAGAGTTCGAGGGAAAGGATGAAGGAGATAGAGGAGAGGGTCATCAAGCACGAGAATCATTCCCGCGTTTCAGACAGTCCATCCCTTTAGCCCTGATGCCTAAAGCTATAAAAATGCATGTAAGGATAAATGCTATCGTGAGAATTATTGCAGTATATGGATACTGAACAAATAACTCCCAGTAAGCGGCTGAAAACTCTTTAAAAAACTCCAACATGCTGAAAACAAACTAAATGTATAGTTGCAAAGTTAGTAAAAAATGGCAGAAACAGTATCACTGAGGATAAAAATTGATGATGGCGGGGACTTCAAGAAGGTTTCCGTGGATGTCGATGACTTGAATAATGCGATAAAGCATGCAACTGCACAGGTCCAGGACTTCAATAAGGAAGTTATCAATTGGGCCCAAGCCGCCCAGGCATCAGATCTGTTCGCTTCTGCCATGGGCGAACTTTCAGGCATGGTTTCGGAACTCACCTCCGGATACATTGATGACCATGTAGAACTGGCTAAACTCTCCCAGGCAATGCGGAATACCATGTCTGCAACGGATGACATGATAGGTTCCGTCGAAAACCTCATTGATGCTCAGGAAAGTCTTGGTGTGGTCGAAAAAGGAGCACAGCTTGCAGGAGCGCAGGAACTGTCAACATATCTTGAGCTGTCGAGCAGTCTTGAGGAACTCATCCCGGTGATGAACGATATGGCTGCGCAGCAGCTTGGCGTCGGGGCTTCTGCCGAGAGTGTGGCGCAGATTGCATCCATGCTCGGAAAGGTAATGAATGGCCAGACTGAAGCGCTCAGCAGGTATGGATATAAGTTCGATGAGGCCCAAAAGCAGATTCTCCAGTTCGGCACAGAGAGCGAAAGGGCAGCCGTCTTGGCGGAAGTTGTGTCTCAGTCGGTAGGAGGCATGAACGAGGCCCTGAGGCAGACTGATGCCGGTGCTCTTTTTGGAGCGAGGATAGTGCTGGAAAATCTCAAGGATGCTGCGGGTCAAGTGCTCTCAAAGATCAGTCCGCTGATAGATGGCTTGGCGAGTCTTGGCGAAACTGCTGGCGGTCTCTTGAAACTCTCGACATCGATGAAATCATTGTCCGAAATGATGGGACTGGCATCGGTCAAGTCTCTGGCTCTTGCCGGACATCAAAAGATTCAGGCTGCGGCTCAGAACATTTTGGCTGCGGCAGGATACACGGCAGCTGCCGGGACCACAGCATTGAGGATTGCTACTGCAGCACTCTATGCGACGCTCACAATGGGCTTGTCAGTGGCAATTACCGCAATCGTCTCTCTCGTGCAGAAACTTGCGGGCAGTTCCTCAGATGCGGCTCAAGGAGTATCGGAACTTGATGAGGCGAGCGAAGCTTTCAAGCGCACTTCAACTGATCTGAGGGCTGAACTTGCAATGGAGACCATAAATCTCGAACGTCTCATAAAGGGAAAGAAGGATACTTCAGAGGCGATAAAGAACTTGAATGCAAAGTACGGAGAAGCGTTTGGCTATCATAAGACGGCCTCTGAATGGTATGATACTCTGGTCGCAAAGAGTTCAATATATTGCCAGCAACTTGGCTATGAAGCACAGGCAAAGGTGCTCGCATCCCAGAAGGCGGCAAAGGAACTGGAACTTGAGGAAGTGCGTCGTCAAAGGAAGGAGATGGCTCCGAATGCTACGGAGAACGGATTCTATCTTGCACGGAATGACAAGGGCGAGGTGGCCGGCTGGGGCTTGGGAGAACATTATTCAAAGGAGTTTCTCGAATTGTTGCAAAAAGAGAAGGAGATCCAGGAACAGACCCAGTCTCTTGGCAAGTCGTTCGATACGTGCATGAAGAAAGCTGCAGAAGCGGCTCAAGAGATGGGGAATACGGTCGTCAGTTCTGCTCCCGAATCAAGTGGTGGCAGTGATAATTCCTCCAAAATTGAAGGTGATATCGAGGCTTATCGTCAGGCTGTGGAACGGGCTGTCCAAACCAATCAGGTATTCGTGTCGTCCAAATCTGATGAAGAGGTGGCGCTGAATGCCATGAAGTCCGGCATTACGTCATTGATAAGCAAATATGGCGCAGAGAATGAAGCAGTCCAAGGGCTGATTACAGAGTATTACAAACTCAAGAGGGCCCGTGCAGAATCCACAATTATGGCTGAGCCTCTTGAGAACTTGAATGTTCCTGCTCTTTCTTCGAAGGCAACTGCGCTTTCTGATGGAGGTCTTGCCGGAGCAAAAAGACGGCAGCAGGTAGACATCAGCGTGAAAGGTGTGGATAAGGTGGAGGGTGCAACCAAGAGCCTTTCTGCACTGTCGAATGTCATGAATAGTCTTTCCGGAGCTGTCGGTGAGGGTGCGGCCAAATGGCTGAGCTGGGGCGCAAATGTGGTCAATGCAATCGCTCAGGCCATACCTTCCATAGCAGGTCTCATAACCGCGAAGAATGCGGAATCAACAGCCAATACTGCTGCGATGGCGACTGGAGCAGGTTCATCAGTTGCTTCCATCCCTTTCGTGGGGCCTGTCCTTGCCGTGGCCGCCATTGCAAGTGTTCTTGCTGCCGTGGCAAATCTGCCGAAGTTTGCTGATGGATGTATCGCTTATGGCCCGACGCTAGGTCTTTTCGCGGAGTATGCCGGCGCGGACAACAACCCTGAGGTGGTTGCGCCGTTATCCAAGTTGAAATCAATGTTGGATGATGGCGACTCGACAGTCTCGTCAGTTCAATTCAAAATCAAAGCGGGTGATCTTGTGGGTGTGTTGGAAGGTCATAACAAAAAGAGGAGACGCGGATAATGGCAATGATGTTAAAATATCGCGGTGTCCGTTCTTCGCTGAGGGGCAATTCCTGGCGCATTGAGATCCTCCAGGAGTCTGATGTTCCGTTCACAGTGGAAGAACTCGATCCGGACACCCTGCAGATAGAATACGGGGAGAAAGCAAAGCACGAGGTGGTATGTTCAAGCACAGCCACACTTACAGTCATCTCTCCGGATGACCGGTCATACATTGACCTGTACTCCATAAAAGTGGGGCAAATCCGCATGGATGTATATTGCAATGACAATTTATATTGGAGCGGGTGCCTGGATTCGGAGTTTTATGAAGAGCCTTACTCAAGTGCCTACAATTATCAGGTCTCTCTGACTTTTTCGGACTTTGGTATCCTGAATCGTATCCCTTATGATATGAGCGGGTTGAACAGTCTTCGAGCGATAATTGAACAGGCGTTGAACGCCTCTAAAATACGGTACTCAACTATTGACGAGCATCTCATTTCGACTGAATTCGAGAACGGCGACGCGATGACTCTGGCCTCCCTTTCGATAAGTTCGGAAAACTTCATTGATGAAGATGGTGAGCATAATTCATATATGGAGGTCCTAAAGGGTATCATGCAGCCTCTTGGCTTGAAGGTCATCCAACGTAGCGGGACTATATACGTCTATGACCTGAATGGAATAATGACGAAAAATGGAGTTGTCCGAGCAATCAATTGGGATGGTGATGATCCAAAAATAGGTGTGGATGAGGTATATAACAACATTAAGGTGACGTTCTCTCCATATTCTTCAGCGAAGCTCCAGAGTGGAGAGATGGAGTATAATGACATCTATGGGCCTGAGTGGACAAACTTGACGAACAGCAAGGCTGATGTGAAATACTACAACCAGGCTCCGCCGGCAGGAATTGAAGTCCCGGAGTGCTATTCATTTTATATTGATTACGACAAGTCACACCGGAAGGATGGATGGGATTATGATCTGATAGATTTCACGATATTCAGATCTTTTGACAGTGGAAAATGTACCGGGTTGGCAGAAATCGGGAACAAGAATTTCTATTTCAAGACACAACCAATGCTTGGAGGTCAGGAGAAGGTCGGAGTCGGTGCCGGCTTTATACCTGGACATCTTCCGCTGTCTCAGCAGCATCTTCCAACGATAGGCAGCATTGACCATAGCCAGCGCCTGGTCATGAAGACTTACAGGGCGTTCCTTCCGAAGCTGGAAGATTCCGACAGGCAGATGAATTACATACGGATAGTTCTTCCTCTGTTGTTCGACCCGAGGTATAACCCATCTCAGAATGCTTCGGATGGCAATGAGAAGTCAAATTTCAACACGTTCAAATCTTATGGCCAGTTCGCATTTGTGCCGGTTTCGATAGTGCTGTATGATCATAATGACCATGCTGTCTGCCATTACAGCAACAAGTGGCTGACAGAGCATGGTTACAAGGCGACGTCTGTCAAGAGGGTCGCCGAGGACAGCTACAGCAAACTGTGGGGATGGAAAAGTGGAGATGCTGAGTGGGGCGAGGCGTGGTTCTCATATTATGATCCTGAAGATCTGGTCGAAGGGACAGGCTTGAATGGCTGGGTGGAGAACAGGCAGAACTTCGGCAAGCCGTGGACAAAGAGCAAGGATAAGCTGAGCAAAAGAAAATACTCTTATGAAGACAAGGATGGTTCAACACAATCTTTTGTGATGTTTGATTCCTTCAAGAAAGCACCTCAAGGTCAATTCATACCATATCCGCCAGAAGGGGGATATCTTGAAGTGAGAGTCTACAATGGAGTGTATGTCTTTGATGATACGGAGCATTTTACTACTGTGATCGATGGCACCAAGTTCAATAGCAAGGGGCTTTATGAGAAAACCAGATGGAGTTTGTATGGGATTCCAACCGTGTCAATAGCGAGAGGCACGCTTACATTTGATGATTCGGAGATTGAGGATGTGGAGTATTCAGGAGTCGTCAACAAGGATGCGCAGGAACCGTTGGAACTGGACACGATTTGCGGGACGGCAAAAGGTGTGAGCCCGTCTGCAAAAGGGATTTATATCAAGACTGCAGATGGCCTTCAAATCCAGTCTCTCAAGAGAGCCGGAAGGACAGATCATCCCGAGCAGCTTCTAATAGGCACGTTGTATAGTCAACATGCCGAAAGACATACCAGATTGAGCGGTACTGTGGTTTTGGATGTAGGCGGTCTGGCCTTGTATACAGAACATGCACAGGATGCGTCAAAGAAATTCTTGATGGTGGCGGAGACTCAGAATATCTCCGAGGATTGTTCAGAAGCGGTATTTGTCGAATTGAGTCCGGATGAATATACAGATGAGGAGGGCTGATTATGGAGAAGAAATATACATCATACATTGTAAACCGCGAGGCTCGTCCGCGTTCAAAGAGGCTTCAACGACTTGGTGGAGGAACAAACGGGACAAGCTCTGTGGTTCAAAGCACACAAGGAACAGTCGGAGCTGGCGGTGAAACCCATAGCCATCCCAACCTTCCTTACCTGAACCAGATTTCCACGGACAATGACGGATACTTGTATCTTACGCTGAATCAGGAGTTGGAGGATGGCAGCATTGTAACTCGTACCGTTAAGGTAATGTCTGGTTACTCTGATGAGTCCGGTCATGCGAAGGATGCAGACAAATGGGCAGGACACCTGTTCGGAGATTACCTGGATCAGCCACTCCGAAAGTCTGATTTTGTCAGGTTCAAGCAGGTCATTTCCTCCATGTTCCGCACTCCTGATTTCATTCCTGGAATAGAAGCCGGTGCAGGAGCTGCCATCGATGAGAACGGCAATGGCGAGATGAACGGACTGACGCTCCGTTCTTTCCTCAAGGTCCCTCAGCTGATTTACAACAAGATCAGGGTGACAGGTGGAGAGATGTGGAATACCGAGGGAGGAACTGTCAAGAGCGTGACGAAGGACCCAGACAGCGACATGGCCTATACTCTTGAATTGGACGTGGAGGATGGAGACAATGTGGAACTGGCTGTCGATGACATCTGCAAGGCGCGTTACAACAGCAACGGGACGATGATCACGTCCTATTTCCGCGTGACAGCCGTGGATGAAGCGGCAAAGAGCATCAGGATTGTTCTCGGTGCGGATACGGAGGTCCCGGGTGGGGTCAATGCTGCTCCAGTCCCATTCATGAACATTGCCCGTTATGGCAACTTCACCGATGCCGAGCGTCAGCGGAGCCAGTATTTCAGTTCGTCTGAAATGCGGATTTCGATGCTTGCAGGAGTGGATCAGTATATAATCAAGCCGAAGCATTACAAGACTGTCTGGGGCTCGGTCCCGGACGCGCTGATTCCTGATGGCATTCCTCTCGCAAAGGGGCAGGCTTCAATGTATCTGGACACTGTCCTTACGCGTAATCTCATTCAGCTTGACTCTTCAGGGAACAGGGTGAAGACAACCCGGGACAGAGGCCTTTGGCAGAGAACACCGGACACACCATATCTCTGCAATGATGAGTTCCAGGATGAAGTCTATCACAAGTCGTGCAAGTATCGATGCCTCGTTGAAGGTACGCTCCAGGAGCCGCGTTACGATTCGTCCGACTGGTTGCTCGTAGCCGGCGACACGACACTGGAACTGATAATCGACAGCACGGCAGGAGAGACTTTCCTGTACGGCTGTCTTGATACGAGACTGATGGCAATTGTCCGTCGTGGCGTGAATGACATAACGGATGAGATTCTTGATTCGGACTGGACCTGGTCCAGGGATACGGGTGATGCTGCTGCAGATGGGGTGTGGAATGCAGATCACTCCGGATGCGGCAGGAGTGTGGACCTGACGCAGGAAGACCTTCCGGTTTCCTCCGGGCGGTTCATCTGCAGGGCGTATGTCCGTGACGGCGCTGAAAGCGTGGAAGCGGAGGTTGTTTTTTGACATTTGAAAGGCATTTGAACAGTATATGAAAAAGACAAAAAGAATCGGGATTGTCTATGATCCTCTGAACATATCCACCACAATGGTTGTCCGTGGTGGAAGTCTCACACAGACGCATTGCGCCGAGACGGGTGAATACATACCGGACAGGAGCCTTACACCGCTCGTGATTCGACCGGAGGTATATGTCAATGATCCGAACGGTATAATGGCGAACGGGAAAGTGGCTCTGACAGGAATCCTCTGGTATGAGATACCTCAGGACATGGTAGGACAGATTACGGATTCATCCTACTTGACAGGGGAATTGTCCCGCTATCTGATCACGAACCAGACGGACGGCTATTCGGTGGCGCAGGACGGCACTTTGACCGTCACGAAGAACATTCCATATCTGGAGCCGAAGGTGCTCGTGTTCACGGCATCGTATCCGGATACGAGGAGCGGCAAGATCTTGCGCATACAGGCGACTGCGACCTTGTCGACGCTGTCGTTGACGGAAGCCGCATCATTGACGCTCGACAAGCCTGCGAGCTTTGTCTTCAATCCGATTTCGGATTCAGGGGTCCGCTCGATAAAGGCGTTGTTCCTGCTCGGCGGCAAAGCTCCGGATGCGTCCAGGTGTAAGCTTGCATACTGGTGGTACAAGACAATTGGCGGCGCTGAATCCCTTGTGGACTCGGAGGAGGACCTGTATTATGTCAGCGGACAGGGCACGGACACATTGACCATAGACCCGCGTTATGTCGATGGACAGATAAAGCTTGCGTGCAAGGTTGAATACGCTCTTCCTGGAGATGTGCTTCCTGCGGAGCCTACGTCGGATTGTCTTGTAGATGAGACCACTGTCGTGAGGCGCTATCCGGAATATGATTTTGCGCATTACGTGCATGGCGGCGTGGAGGTGTCTCCCGGGGCCGTGTCAGTGAAGAATGAATGCGTGATCACCTCCGGCAGGCAGGTCATCGAGAACCCGTCAAGATTCTTCAGCATCAGGTGGTCTATCAGGAGGGCCGTGTATGATGCGGAGTGGATGGTACTCGGCTACGGGGACAGCATCATGATTCCGGCAGAGGAATTCGCCAATGCCTCGGATGTGGCTCTTGAGGTCGACGAGTTCGGCCCGTTGGGGGCAATGTCTGATGGTGATGCCGTGATATGTGACAATGGGGACATTATAACACTTTAAGATATGAGATATGTATATGCGAAGATTCCGGTCCGCAAAGCCGAGGATGCCGGAATCGCCGAATTCAGGCAGAGGACTCCTGATGGTGAGTTCGTCATCATCAATGAGAGTGACCTTCAGACTTACGGGAGTTCCGCTCCGTTTGAGAAAAAAGTCAAGTCGCTTGGAGGCAAGGTCCTTACGGCGGCTGAAGCAAAAGAAGAGTTGAACAGATAAAGGAAGATGAAATGAGTACAGTAAAAGGACAGACGACAATCAAATATGTCAGGCAGGGTGATTCACTGACATGTACGTTGAGAAGCACGTTTCCGTTGAAGCAGTTCATTTCCAACGGAAACAATATAATCACGCCAAGTTTCGCGGCCAACAAGCCATGTATATATCCGGTCGTCCGGAGCTCGCTGAAAGCAATGCGCATAGAGCCTGCAGCTACCGGTGTCGAATGGAAGTTCAACGGGACTGCCATCGTCTTTGATGCTTCTGGGCTGAGCAAGGCGATGGGAAGCATCCCTGCAGGTACCTTCAAGAGCGAAGTGAAGAAGGTGGACGGATTTACGCTGCCGACACTTACGATACTGAAGGAAATCGCATCGAGCGGCAACATTGACTCGGACACCATTGAATTTAAGGGAACCGTCAATACAGGATTTCAGTCAGTCGTGTCAGCGTCCATTGAGGTGGCAATCGAGCAGACTGACGGAGAGTCGTGCATGGGCTATATCACGATCAACAACGGCGGTGTCGTTGATGACGACACATCACAGTTGAAGGCGACGGCTCATCTGATGATCGGCGGTGTCGAGAAGACAGATGGCGTGACCTACAAATGGTACAAGATGAAAGTCGTGAATGGCGTTGATGGCTGGGAGCCGATAAACAAGAGTTCATCAAGCATTACCATCACGGCATCGGACATCAATTCAAGCGAGTTGTACAAGTGCGAGATGACCTATGGCGGCAAGTCCTCAAGCGCAGTGATGGAAGTGAGCGATGAAACTGACATCCTGATCATCTATCCAAATCCCACCAATGCGGCTGGGACTCAGGTTCCGGAAGAACTCAGCTCGGCTCAGACATCCATAATCTATAGACCTAAGGTGTACAAGCGGACAACGGAGACAGAGGTAAATGGCTTTACGTTCAATTACCTTGTTACAGATGCGGCTGGGGACACAATCGCATCGCAGGACGGAGGAGATTCATTTACAGTCACCATTGACCATGCGGTCAAGGCTGGCGGTGACATAACTCTTATTATTTCAGCGGAATAATGTGTATCAAGAATGTCATGAATATGTTGAAGCATATAACAAGAATTGCTTATAAGCAGAAGCCTGAAAAAGGCGAGAAAGGAGAGCGTGGTGCTCAGACCAGGCAGATGGTGTGGGCGGCGGGTATAGAATTCTTTAGCGGGGCTCCCGGCGAGGAATATGAAGACTATGCCTTTTGCGAGGGTCAAGTGTACCAATGCCTCCAGCATCATATATCTAAGGAGAATGAAACGCCTTATGATTCTGTGTCGGGCAATACGGGTAAGTGGCGTCTTGTGCCAGGTTTTGATAACTTCTCGACTCGTGTGCTTCTGTTGGGGAAAGGAAAAGAAGGCTGGGTTATGGATCAGGGCGTCATCAAACACACTTCCGGTAAAATTTCGCTTACTGCAGCAGGTCAGATCGTCGCAGGAAATAACATGTTCACGGTCGATAAGGACGGCAATATGACGGCCAAGAGTGGAACTTTCGGTAATCTGACCATCGGCCAGACAGCTATGGGCTATCCGTGTTTGAAGGGCAGCGTCTTTTACGACGAGGACGAAGAACATTTTATTGAGTTGTCCCCGGAGTCGTTCATAATAGGTGCGAGGGTGAATGGCGAAGAAGCTGAAGTGTTTGACCTGATGCCTTTTTATTACTCGGACAAATACGACCGAAACGAGGCACTTCGAATCAAGATGCGACCATTTTCGCACATGACTATTGAAAGTGGAATGGTTGCAGGATTAAGGGAACAGCTTGTAGTCTCATCCGATAATACCACATCATTAGGAAGTCCTGACGGGACAGGGCATCCAGGCAAATATGTGCTGACCTACACCCCGGATGCGTTTATTAGCACATTGCAGACTGATGACTATGTGATTGGAGATTGTTTTACAATCATCAACAAGAACGGCAACAGTGTCGGTGTGTTTAACAATACACAGTATGCCATGTATAACTTGATGGATGGGACGCGATACGTTAATGGTGAGTGCTGTAGAATTATGGCAACTACCACACGTGTATTCCACATGTTATGGACGGGCTCTGGATTTATAATTTACAAATAACTAAGAATATGAACAAGAAAGAATTATCGCAATTTAAGCAGTTCTCACAGGTAGATGAGGGCGATTTGTTGTTCGGGAAGTCACAGTCCGGCGGTGAATATGGCTTTTTCCCCGCTTCCCTTCTGGGGAATGAAGGATATGCTGCTGTAAGGTTCAATCTCGAAGAAAGTTCTCCGGTCGGAGAGCGCTGCGGCAATCTTGAATACGTAAGGCAGTTGCCGTCATTGCTTGGACTCGGCTGCTATCTAGTGGGTGACGATCACTCCAGAAGAAAACTCGATCCGAACAATCACTATAAGTTAGCCACTGGTGAGGCGGCCAAACTTGACGGCACAATGGGACAGTACCAGTGGGGCGTGCGGACGCCGTTCTATCTGGCGCTCTGGCTTGAGGGCAAGTACCTTTATGAGGCTGCTTCCCTGAAACCGATTCCTGGCCGTGAGTGCTATAGGATTCCGATATTTTCCACTGGTGCCGGCAGCGCAGGCATCATTGATAGGGTGAACGATGTCCTGTGTTCAGTGATCAGCACAGATGAACGTTATCGTGGCGGCATCGGTGCGGCGCTCACTGAAGGAAATGCATCTGCCGATAACCTGTCAATGCTCGGTTATGCGGCTACACAGAAAGGCACGGCCACTTTCGAAGCTCTCGGGCGTAAGAGAGGAGAAGGATGGGGCGCAGGATGGTACTGGATCAATACCGTCGTAATGATTTTGTTTGACATTATCCTTGGCACTAGAAACAGCCAGGCGCCGTTCAACGCCTCCAAGGATGCCAATGGTTTGTATCAGGGTGGACTTGGCTACGGCGTCTCATCAATGCCAGGTTGGGATACCTACAACGGCTATTATCCTGTCGTTCCATATTCCGCCGGAGTGGAACTGGGGGATGCGCTTGGCGTAGGATCTTACGCTGTGAAGAAGTCTGACGGAACCGTGGTCTATAATGCCCCGATTCCTTGTTTCTTCGGATTGAAAAATTCAATCGGACATCTCTGGCAGGGAAGGAATAGGATAGTGGCTGTCATAAATGCCGACAACTCATATTCATTCTACGTGGCCAAGTCATCATTGACGGAGTGGAAGTATTCCGACACGGCCAACATGATAAAAGTCGGCACGATAAATCCATCAATCGTATCGTCCTGGAATTACATCAAGCGTATCAATTTCCAGGGCCTTGCAGGAATGCCTGCTGAAGATGGAGCGACATCTTCAACACATAGGTGTGACGGATGCTATTTTGAAACAGCCTCATCTGGTGTCCGGTCTCCTCTCGGCGGTGGCAACGCTAACTTTGGTGCCCTTGTTGGCTTGGCGTGCTTCCGTGGTGACTGCGCGCCCTCGAATTCCTATGCGCACCTGTCGTCGCCCCTCTGCGAATGCGTTGGTGACTTCGACCCGATTCCGAGGGTATATACCGTGTAGCGGGTGAGGGCGACGCGAAAGCTAGGAACCCGCGCAAACCGCGGTAGCGGTTGAGCATGGAGTCCAGGCATTCCCGGCGGATGCAAAACAAGTTCTTTGAAATATTGTTCTTTCTTTTCTTCGGAAATCGTCGGCGGCGATGAACAAATCACCGCCGCCAGGCGGTTTTTTTATGATGAGATTTTTGATTATCGTATGAAATTTGTACCTTTGTACAGCCTTTAGGCGGGTGTACTCTCTAAGGCGGTAGGTTCTGGTTTCCGGTCTCCTCTCGGCGGTGGCAACGCTAACAATGGTGACCTTGATGGCTTGGCGTACTTCAATGGTAACTACGCGCCCTCGAATTCCAATGCGAACCTGTCGTCGCCCCACTACTTGGGATATAAGTTGTGTTTGCACTTGTATTCTACTTTGAGAGTGGACCTCGGCCCTTGCCGGAAGACATCATATCAAAACAGGTTCTGGTAGGTTCGCAAGAATTCGACGGCGCTTGTGAGAGAAAGCAGACACATGACACTTATAACACTTTAGACACTTGTGCAAAGACACGGACACCTGTCGGAAGTCATAGGCACTGCCGACAATTTTCGTTTGGCCAGCAAACTGGCTTCAAGACGGAAAAGAAGAAGGAAGGAGGTGAAAGCATTTGATGCAGATCTTGACTCAAATGTTGATCGCCTTCTTCATCTTTTTCTTACATCCTCATACCACCCGTCGGCAGCGGATTACACATATAAGACGATACATGAGAAGAAAGGCCGGAAAGAGCGCTTTTTATCAATGCTGCAGTATTGGCACCATGTCTACCATTGGGGCATTTTGACCGAGACGGAGAATGTCCTGAACAGGAGTCTCGATGAGCGCAGTTTCGCCTGCATACCGGGAAGAGGACAGCATATGATGGTGAAAATGATAAGCCGTGATATGAAGCTTCATCCGGAGCTGAAGGCCTTTGCAAATCTCGATGTCTCGAAAATGTATCCGCATATTCAGCATGATGTCCCCAAAGCCTTCTTGAGAAAGAAGATAAAGGACCAGACCCTTCTGAACTCCCTCGATGCGGTGATTGACAGTAGTATCGGGACGCCCATGGGCAATGATGATCCTGAACATCCTGCTGGCATAGCAATCGGTCTGAAGATATCGACGATTTATGCCAATATATCGCTTGGTATGTTTGACCACGATGTCAGAAGATTGTTCGGATTGTTCTCTGACCCTATATTGATTCACAAGATGTCTCAGCTGTATGTCTCCGCGAAGAAGTCATCTGCAAGGACTGAGGCCGACAGAGCAGAGGTTGCAAGAGGCGATTCATACCTTGAATCCCTGTTTGCAGGGTATGTGGCCGAGGGTATCCGTTATTATTACAGATTCATGGACAATGTCCTTATCCTGCATGAAGACAAGACTTTCCTCCATCTAGTTGTCGACGGGATTGCTTTATACTGGGCTAATGAGTTGAAGCTCACCATGAACCCAAAATGGCAAGTCGGAGCGACCAAAGGAGGTTTTACCATCGTCGGTTATCGCATATTCCCAGATGGACATATCAGGGCTAACAGGGAGGTTATTGTAGATGTCAAGAGGAAAATCAGGAAGGGATTGAAGATGGGACTGACCTATGATCAGATTCGTATTGCGATATCGTCCCAGCTTGGTACGGTTATGCATGCAGATTCGAAGAATTTCTTAAAAATATATCACATGGAAAAGAAAGAACGTTTGGGCGCAAAGATTAACAGGCGCAGAAGTCAATGTCCGTTTGAGATTGCTCACAGCCAGCAGCGAAGATTCGAGAACTTCCTGTATGACCCGGAGCTGCAAGAGCCAGAGGATGATTACCTGATGGAACTCAGGGACTATGCCGTCATCGACTCCATCAAGGAGATGAATGATGACGGGACCCCGAAGAAGTGTCTTGCGATACGCTTCGAGTGGCAGGGTAAGGAGTTCTCTTATACGGATGACAGAGGCAAATCAGTGCTTGTTAAGCCAGGCGAGGAATACTTCTCGTACACCGGTTCAAAGGTGCTTATAGAGCAATGCGAAACGGAGTTCACGAAGGAAGACTTGCCTGCCCCTACTGTTATTAAGATAGAAATCAATAAACGCAACAAGAAGTTTTATAAGTTTACTTGATATGAAAACAACAGAAGTGTTCAGCGTGGCATATCCACGCCAGATGCGTCCCTCAAAATATGACGGGGCGCATTTTTTATGTTATCTCAATGAGAAGCCGGCTACATACAAGCCGGATGAGACATCGGAGCCGATGGAAGGTTATTCTTACACCGGGTCGATGCCTGATGGAGGCACGCTCATCGAGTGCGATGAGTGGAACCGTGACAAGCTCGTGAACGGTATAATCCGGTCGAAGTATCTCCAGACCGAGGAGGATGCCATCAAGACACACCAGATTCAGCTCCTGCAGGCGAAAGCCGGCATGGAGGGAGAACCATTGACAGAAGAGAATACGTCTGAGTATATGTCTGAATGGGCGGAGTTTCAGTCGTTTAGGCAATATGCGATTAACTTAGTAAATAGTTGGAGCGACTAACTGCTACCACTGCATACAAGAAAGACCGTTCAAATAGCTTTCAACTGGCATTTGAACGGTCTTTGATTTTGTGTGAGTGCGAAATATTTGACGCATTTCGTTTTGAGTGATTTTGGTACATTTCGTTTCTAAAATCGACGCATTTCGTTTTGGTGATTATACCTGTACGGTTTTCCCAAGGCCCATGTCATCGGCAAGACAGGCTCCGGCACCCCA